ATTCTTTTTTTCAATCAACATACCTTTTTACCGCCTCCCTTAGTTCTTTATAGCAATCTAAAAACTCCCAAGAATGCAATCCATATCTGAAATGACCGTAGGTAGCAGTATCCGCATAAATGACATCGGTCAGCCTTAACTTTTCGATAATTGCTGCAGGTCTAAGATTAAATACTTCTTGAACCGCACTACAAAGGATACTTTCAGCAACTTTGCCTGTTCCAAATGTATCAATCTCCACAGCAACCGGATCTGCTTTTCCAATCGCATAAGAAATGGCAACCTGGCATCGTTCTGCATACCCACACCAAATAATGTTCTTTGCGATGGCTCTTGCCATATAGGCACCACTGCGATCCACTTTTGTCGGGTCTTTACCGGAAAAAGCACCGCCCCCGTGGGATGCAATGCCGCCGTATGTGTCTACCATTATTTTTCTTCCTGTCAATCCTGTATCAGCGGCAGGTCCACCTTCCACAAAGCGCCCGCTTGGATTAATGAGTATCTCCGTTTCATCATCAAATGGATATTTTTCAAAGACAGGCCAAAGCACCTGAGAGATGATTTCATTTTTTAAATCATTTAAGTCTTTATCAGCACCGTGCTGAAGGGAAACAACAATGGTCTTGATTCGCTTTGGCTTATCATCTTTATACTCTACTGTAACTTGTGCCTTACCATCTGGACCGATGTTTTTAATAACACCATTCTTCATAACTTTATCCAGCTTTTCACAGATAGCATGAGATAGAACAAGAGGTAACGGCAACTTCTCACTTGTTTCATTGGTGGCATAGCCATAAACTGTGCCTTGATCTCCTGCACCTAGCATGGAATACCAGGAAGTATCGCCTTCACGGGATTCCAAGGCTCTATCAACACCACCTGCGATATCTTTGCTTTGCTGATGTACATGGACAAACACGAGAAACTTTCTTGGATTGTAGCCGACATCAGTTAGAACATTACGAACTACTCGTTTGATATCAATTTTCTTTGAACAGGTAATCTCACCGGCAACAATGATACGTCCTTTGGTTGCCATCACCTCGCAGGCCACACGAGAGGATTTATCTTTTCTCAAACACGCATCTAAGATGCTGTCAGAGATTAGGTCACACAATTTATCGGGATGACCTTTACATACACTTTCACAAGTTCTATATTTTTTCATTATCATTTTCCTTTCCTAGCAGATAGTAACCGCTCCATTAGATCATCTTGTGGACTTCTGCCACCAAACTCTACAGAGCAGTTTTCTTTTACAATCTGGTAAATCTGATACCAACACTGATTTACTTGTTTCATGTATTCACGGCTCATAGCAACATACGGTGATGCTATGGCTGCTGATGTAGTAGGATGTTTTGCAAGAAATCCATATTCTGAAATACACTCCTCGCACTGAATCCAACGAGAAACACTCATGGCATATTGCTCGATCAGCTGGTTGTTTACTAACATTTCGCAGCTACGATCCTTTAACCATTTATATGTTTCTATATAAATATCTTCTGCACAGAGGTCTTTACCGTTTTTCTGAGTCGCCTTTAGATAATCTTTTACTGGAGGAACATCCGTGCCTTCCATTTCTGCTGGCTCCGGTAGTACTTGAGCCCCGTTTAATCTGCCGTCAGTAATTTTATCTGTTAGAGCTTTTGACTTTCTTCCTGCGCCAACACGCTGGCCACCTCTTGCTGTACCGTCCTTTGCCATTTTTCCACCTCACTTTTCTAAAAGTCTTTAATACCCCCTTTGATTTCTGATTTTTACACGCAAGACCCCAGGCCGTTGTCCGCTATAAAAGGTGTAGAGATTTGAACCGCCCCTGGCTCACTTACGAATCTGTCTATCACCAAGTTCTAAATGTATCTTGTTGTGGCAGGACTTACATAAAGACATCAAATTACTTTTGTCATGCGTACCGCCTAAAGAAATGGGGAGGATGTGATGTACTTCTTCAGCAGAGGTAAGCCGTCCGTTTTCCTCGCACATCTCACACAAAGGATGTTCCCTAGCATATCTGTCACGGATTCTTTTCCAGGCTCTACCGTACTTTTTATTGATATCCGGTGAACGTTCAAATTTATCGTAGCGCCTGCGCTCTACTACTCTATGATCCTCACAGTACCTCCCATCGGTTAGGTTAGGACATCCTGGGGTACTGCACGGTCGCTTTGGTCTTTTGGGCATCATTTCACCTCGCTTTCCGGGCACAGAAAAAGCCCTGCGAGGAATTCCCACAAGGCTTGGTAAATATTCTATTTTGCTGATTATATACTAACACAAATGCAATAGTGGTATCTTGTTGCAAAGTGTTGCAAGTTGTGCAAGCTATATTTTAATAGGATCTTTAGGAAGAGTTACATGATTAAGAGCTGCATTATGCCATCTGTAGACTGTTGTTCTATCGGCATTAAGTTCATCGCCAATTTGCTCCCAGGTTAGGTTATGGACATACCGATACCGTAATACCATACGCTCATCCGTGTCTGCAACCTCGTTTATAACACGCCTTATCTGCTCCTTGAGTGCTACAAGATTATCTACTTCTGTGTTTATTTTTCTTTCCAAATCCATAATCCGCTCCAAACACCTTACAAACTTGGCATCGGCATTTTGTGAGGTTTGAACTTTTTCATCCCAACTTGGTGATGATACACTTGTTGCCATTTCTCTTAAGGATTCCATTTCCTCGATGTCTGATTGTATTCTTTTATCAAGCCTGTAAGCTTGGTGTAAATATTCCTTTACTTTCATATCTCTCTTACCTCCGATTTTAATTTTTTGATCAGGCTGTTCCCATCAACAGAGGTAAGTTCTCTATACCAATCAGAGCGGAAGAACCTCTCCACCTCGCTTTTCATAATTTTAGCCGGCTCATAGTTTGGACGTTTTTTAAGTTTCTTTAGTGCATCCCTATAATCCTTAACTGCCATTAAAATGATGGCATTGGATAAGTTTTCATAAGGTGTGGTCATCGCATCACCTCCAACTTTGCTTTTACAGCATCAATAAGGGAGGCTTGTGTCTCTTCTTTTCTTGTAAGAGCAGTCATTACATCTTCGTCAATAGTACCTTTGGTAAGTATGTGATGGATAATAACCGTCTCGTTTTGACCTTGCCTATAAAGTCGGGCATTGGTTTGTTGATATAATTCTAAAGACCAAGTAAGTCCGAACCAAATGAGTGTCGAACCACCACTTTGAAGATTAAGACCATGTCCTGCACTTGCTGGATGGATCACAGCGATAGGGATATTGCCGTCGTTCCAATCTTCAATATCCTTCGATGCTTTTATTTGCCTCACCGAAAATCTATTCTTAATTCTCTCTAAATCGTGTTTGAACCAATATGCAACAAGGACAGGTTTGCCATTTGCGCCTTCAATTAAATCTTCCAGTGCATCAAGTTTTTTGTCATGGATGATATGTGCCTTATTTTCACTATCATAGACAGCACCGTTTGCCATCTGTAGAAGTTTTCCTGAAAGCACTGCGGCATTGACTGCATCAATCTCCTCATCACCTAATTTCGTGACCATTTCATCTTTAAATTTAGAGTATATGTTCCATTCCTTTTCATTCAGAGAAACAGACACTTCATTTACAATGCATTCAGGCATTTTAAGATAGTCTATGGATTTCATGGAAATCGTAATATCAGATATCTGCTTATAAATTTTGTCCTCAGCACCAGGCAGTGGTTTATATGAAAATATGATTTGTGCATTACGTTTATCTGGAGTGAAGTAAGTATTACGGTAGTGAGTGATATATCTGCCAAGTCTTTGACCTAAGTCTAGAATACGAAACTCTGCCCATAAGTCCATTAAGCCATTACTCGATGGAGTTCCCGTAAGACCTACAATTCGTTTTACCGTTGGCCTTACTTTTAGTAGACTTTTGAATCGCTTTGCTCCATAGGATTTAAATGATGACAACTCATCAATGACCACCATATCGAAATCAAAGGGAATGCCACTCTTGTTAACAAGCCAATCCACATTTTCACGATTTATGATATACATTGTTGATCTTGTCATAAGAGCGTCGATTCTTTCTTTTTCTGTTCCAACGGCTACAGAATAGGATAGACCTTTCAAATGCTCCCACTTTTTAATTTCAGAAGGCCAAGTATCTCTTGCTACTCGAATTGGCGCAATGACCAAAACCTTACATACAAGAAAGCTATCCAAACAAAGATCAAATATTGCAGATAAAGTAATCACACTTTTACCAAGACCCATTTCAAGAAAAACTGCAGATATGGGATGGGATAAAATAAAATCTGTTGCATAGCTTTGGTATTCATGTGGATTGTATTTCACTAAGTATCCCCCCAATCTGCTCTACACTGTCCAAGCAATAAACCGAAAAACCTAATGCCTCTAGTTGTTTCTTTCTTTTTTCTTGTATAGGGCGCATCTTTTTTCCCGTTGCTTTACACTCAACAAATGCCATTCTCCCCAAAGGAAGTAGTACAATGCGATCTGGCACACCATCAACTCCAGGACTTACAAACTTCAGTGCAATACCTCCCATGTCTTTAACTGCTGCTACAAGTTTTTTTTCTATATATTTTTCTTGCATAATATCCTCCCATCTGACACAAGAAACACAAAATCACAACCATTCCCCTATATTTACTAACGCGCGTATACGCTCACGGTTATTTACTTCTACTTTTTAAAAAAAGCATTTTGAATATAAGGGAAAAAGTTGTGTTGTGTCGCATTCTTGTGTTCTCTATCCACCATAATGATATAGTCGCTGCCTACCATAAATCGGCAAACGCTTAATACTGCTGGTTCGTTCCCAACCGGCAATCTGAGACATAAGTGCTGCAATCTGATAACTGTCGGTAGTCTTTAATTCTGGGAGACTACGATTAAAGCATTCACACCAAATTTCCGCATTGCTTACAGATGTTCGTGCAACAGTACCTGTATGCTTGGCTCCACCAAATTCGCTACCACTTAGGTAATTCCTACGGGCAAATAAGTCCATACTATCCCAATCATCTGGAAGTAGAGTATTTAGGTATTCTTCAACCATACCAACACGCTCATCAGCCTCCATCGCACCTTTCTGTGCTTTTTCAGCTTCCTCTAAAACATCGCCCTCGAGGTATAGTTTTTCACCCGATTTCCATATTTCTTTAGCTTCGGCCCAGAACTGCTGCCTATATTCCTCTGTAAAATTCCAGGTCTTCTTCTGCTTTTTCTGATGTACCTTAATAATCCAAAAGCGGCGGTTTCCTGTGATGTCACGTAAATATCCTCGCTCTCCATTTACCGTTGCAATGACAATGCATTGTCTGGGATGGCTTTCAACAACTCTGCCATAAGACGGTCTGTATTTATCATCTGATGTAGAGAGGAACGCTTTTACTTTTTCAATATCAGCTTTCTTCATTCCAGCAAGTTCACCGATTTCAACCACCCAGAATCCCTGCAGTTTTTCAGCACCAGACTTATCATCCATATCAGTAAGAGATAATGTTTCAGAGTAGAATTCTGCTGTTACAAGGTCTTTAATGATGGTGCTTTTCCCAATACCCTGATCACCATCAAGCACAGGAACACAGTCAAACTTAATTCCAGGAACATATATACGTGCAACAGCCGCTGCAAAGGTCTTTCTGGTCACTGTGCGTATATACTCAGTATCATCTGCCTGGAGATATTTGATAAAAATATCTTCTACACGCTTTACTCCATCCCAAGCAGGAAGGGAATCAAGATAATCCCTTATAGGATGGAATCTTCTATCATCAGCAACCTTGGTAAATGCAACATCGTGGTTTCTGCTTGAAAACGGAAGGTAGCGAATATCCATAATGGACTTAAGCTGGGCTGTGTCGGCATCTCTCCAAAATACGTTACCTTCTGGTCTTTCCCATGGTAGTGATCCCGTGACCTGGATACGGTTCGACAGCTCGTTATATGCAAAGTTCTTGAAATCGGGGTCATGATTAAGAATAAGGTTTAAGTTGTATACGCTGTTTTCCAGTAAACTTGATCTAGGCTGATACCTCAGTCTTGATTTCCAATCATCTCCACTATCAGTAAAATCCACTTCAGCTTCTGCAAGTTTTTCATTGGTAGCAAAGACTTTTACCTCATCAATTTTCATGGAAAAATCACACATATTCTTAAAGGACTTCTTATCATCCTCATCACCAAATTTATGGATACGAACGATGTCAAAGGCATTGCATAATTTTAGGTATGCCGGGTCCTTGGCATGATGGCTATACACGAAC